TTGAAAACTAACACTAAAGCCTTTGCGTGGTTGCCGATATAGTGGGTTATATTTGAATTGTCTATAGTGGTGCAATGCCACGTTTTCATAATAGATTGTTTTGTTTTTTGGGCATTTTCTTCGGATTATGCCCATTTTATTTTTACTCATTATCAAGCAGTTACAAAGAAAACTAAAAAAAACTTTACTTTTTTAGGTACAAAATTTTTTTATTCGGAAAAAGGGTTTTATATTTGGGTATCGTTAACAACAAAACAAAACATTATGAAAAATTTAACTAAAACACAAATTCAAGAATTAGGATTAATTTATTTCTCAAGAAAAGACGCAATGTCAAAAGATGTTATAGAATGTGCTAAAACTGCAAAAGCTATGAGCATTTATTTAGGATGTGATTTTAAAGAAGGCATCGCAATTTTAAACGATATGCAATTAGCTGAAGAAAAGGCAATAAATTTACTCTTATCATAAAAAATAAAACGGAGGATGCCGAAAATCCGATACAATAGAGTAGGCACAAAAACAAAACTTAAAATTATGGAAACTTGGACAAACACATTTGGCGGCTTTATCAATAAGCTAACACAACGGAAAAAACTATTTGACCTACACCATCAAGATGGGGAAACTGTAGAAGGTAGCATCTACTATGAGGATAGTTTCCTTGAAGAAAAAGGCATCAGCATTTGCAAATATGACCTATGCAAATTTTTAGGCTTAGAAGTCTGCAAATATTACGGAGATGTTACTGTAATTGAAATGCACGACACCTTTAATTTTCACGATGGTTATGACCAAGAAGAACTACATACCTATCTTGGTGATTACCAATTTGAGCATAGAGATATTATTGATTATTTAACCGAAAAAAACCTACTATAATGCAAAGTTTATTCTTCTTATTATTGGCTTGTATTTCCTTATTCGTTATGGGAATGCAACACATAGAGAAAGGCACAATAAATAAAACCTTATTTGTGCATACAATCATCGCAATCATATTATTTTACTTAACATTTTTTAAAACAATTTAAAATGAAAAAATTATCTTATACAGATTTGCTTGGAATCTTAAAAGCCAAGCGCAAAGAGAAAGGATTGATTCAAAAGGACATAGCAGAACACCTGGAAAGCACACCACAAAGTGTATTAAATTGGGAGCAAAACAAATTTGATATGCCCACAACTAAGATGATGCAATACGCAGAATTAGTAGGATTAGAACTTAAAATTTCGTAACTTTAAAAAGCAAAACAATGGAACAATTTAACGCACTTTACAGCCTATCGCAAAGGCTATTAAATGATAATAACATAACACAGCTGGTAGCTGTCTTTGAAGCAGAGGTAAAGCTGTGCAGCAGACACAAGCTAAGTAAGTTTGGAATGGGTGCAGACAACACCTTAAAAATGATTAACGGAACTAAACAAATAACTATAAAAATTAAGTAAAATGAAAGAAAATAATTTAGCACTAATTAGCGCAGAAGATTTAAGCCTGGTAGATGACAACAGCTTAAACGCAAACCAACTCGCACAGATATTAAAACGCACTCCTAAAGCCTATGTAAAGAAGCGACCAGCCAAAGGTGGTGGAACGTGGGATTATGTAAGTGGAGGATACGTTAAAAAGGTCTTAAATCTAATGTTTGGATGGGATTGGGATTTTGAGGTTTTAGAAGATAAGATTATGCACGATGAAGCCATTGTAAAAGGTCGGTTAACTTGCAGGTCAAATGGTCGCACTATCATTAAAACGCAATATGGAAATAAGGACATAATGTATAAGCGAGGAACAGATGCACAAGGTAATCGTGTGCCATTGTCTATTGGCAATGATTTAAAATCTGCTGCAACTGATTGTTTAAAAAAGTGCGCTGCTGAAATTGGAATAGCTGCCGACATTTATAATAAGGATGAGTTTAAGGAGATACAAGTTAAGGACTGGATTAAGGAGATAGACAAAGCCGAATCATCAGAGGAATTAGATATGATTTGGAGTGCTATGAGTGCCAAAGAGCAAACTAATTACCAGGAAGTAATTAATGAAAAACAAAAAAGCCTTAAATAATTCTTTTAATAGATTATCATTTTATATTTTTACATAAACAAAACAAAACAACTATGTTTGAAAAACACATTTTTAGAAGCCATTCGGTAGGCACGATTGTAAACGTACCGAAACCATTAACAGCTACACAAAGCGAAACGCTTACAGCTTATCGTGAACGTGCAAACGGAGAAGGTAAACCATTGACCGACAATCAGAAAAAGACTTGGCATTCATTAGAGCATAAGCACAATGAAAGCGAAACGTACAAGCTAAATGATACTGCTAAGAAGTACTTAAACGATTTAGTCTTTGAGAAGCGTACTGGTCGGAGGTCAAAACTTGAAAACAAGTATTTCACCAAAGGCATAGAAGCCGAGAAAGCTGGGCGAGATTTAACAAGTCGCATTCTTGGTTTACGATTAACAGAGGACAGAGAAAGAAAGCAAAATGATTGGGTAACTGGTTTGCGAGATGTTAAGAGTGATGACGTAATTATTGACATCAAATCGGCTTGGTCTTTTGAATCATTTAATAAGCACCTATTATCAAAGCCAAATGAAATGTATCTAAGACAATTAGATTGCTATATGGATTTATGGAACATCAAAGATAGTTTACTTGTTCACGTTCTCGTAGATACACCTGCAAAGTTAATTGATGATGAGATACAGCGAATGGATTGGAAATACAATATATCAGATTTAAGTGGTGACATACGAGATGAGTTTATTGGAGATGTAGTTGAGTTAGTAAGCAATCATATTTTTACTGGAAAAGGACTTGTAGATTATTGCACACAATCTTCAAACGTTCAGTTAAGTTGGTTTGATGATTTTATTGAATTGTCAGATGACCAAAGAATACATATGATTCCGCATCCATTTGACCAGGTGCGAATAGAACAACGCAACGAGTGCATAAAGGTAGCACGAGAATATATGAACACAGTTAAGCCTATTAATAACATTATTAAATAACCAAAAAAACAAAACAAATGAAATTTAGATTTAATTACGAAACGGAATTTAATTTATGGATTGTACAAAAAGAAAGGCTTATTAAATTGAATGCAAAAAAGCATAATATTAGTATGGATTTTTCCGAACATAACACATTGTACGCTAAAAAAGATTCTTATGTTTTTATAACACATAAGCAAGGGAATGATTTATTTCAATTAATAGTAAACAATCAAACGCAATTTGATAAAGTCCCTTATGAACTTAAACAACTAACAGACCCAGCAAGAGAATTAGTGGGAACTGTATTTGTAAACGATTTTTTTAACTTAAAACAATAAACAAAACAAATGAGTACAGCACAAAATAATGCTTTCATACAAGGTATAGAAAGTGGTAAATTTAACACAGACAAAGCAAGAGTTTATAGATTGCTTACTATTGAAGCACAGACTTTAGAACAGCTTAGAATTAAGCTAAACAAGAAAGGCTTAAATGAGTTATCTGGAAGAGTAACAGATTTACTTGATATGGGTTTGATTAGGGAAACATCAAGAGGTCGGTACACCAAGTATGAAGTGGTGACCGATGAGTTAAAGCAGTCAATGTTGGCTAATCAGCGACAATATGAGAAGGCTTTAAGATGGCAGAAGCAAGGCGAAGATCGTGGTTATATAGATATTTTAAACTTAAAAACACAAACACTATGAGCAAGGAACGGATTATATCAAGGGCATTAGTTTTAATGCAATTGCAACAGCTTACATTTGAGCAGTTAGATGGACAAATTAAGCACTCCTACAAACAACATCATAATAACTTTATGAATGCAACAGAACGTGAATTAAGGCGCTTAGAACGCATTATAAATAGCAATGTAGATGAGCAAAGTGCTAAAGAAGGTTTAGCAGCACAGAATGAACTAACTTTAGCCATTGACTACATAATGGATGTGATATTTGGAGTGCAAGAGAACAAGGATTTATTAACAGCTATACAAAAAAATATAAATGGAAAAGATTAAAGCAGGTCAAAAGGTAAAGGTGCATCTTGGAGTATTGGGAAG